TGCGCATGTGCACAAGGTTGATTGCGCACTACCGCCTAGGCTCTCTGCGTGCCGAGACCACGAACAGGAACAGGCGGCGGCCGCAAGGCCGAACCGATTGAGAAGAAGCGACTGCGTGGCGCACGCATTCGAGGTTATTTACCAGCCGTGCCGGTGCCCGAGTTTGCCCTTGCGGTCATCAACGATGGCGAGTTGCCTGAGCCGCCGAAGACGTTGAGCGAGTTCGGTCGGGCGTACTGGCTGATGTTCTGGGACGCAGGCCGTAGGCATTTGAGCGAGAAGCATGATGCAGCTCTCATCGAGCGTTTGTGTCTGGCGTTTGACCAGGTTGCTCGCATCGAGCAGTGGTTGGGTACTGATGTGACTCGTTGGTTCTATGAGACGGCGAATGGTCAGTTGGTGACGCATCCGCTCATCAAGCAGAAGTCGGAACTGAATGCGCAGATTACGGCTTGGCTATCGTTGTTGGGGTTCACACCGTCTGACCGGGCGAGGCTCGGTCTCGCCGAGATAAGGGTTGCTAATGAGCTCGATCAATTCCGTCGTCGCAACACCAAGGTGGTCGACGCCGAGGAAGTTCCAGCAGTCTGACGGTCAGCGTGTCGCGGATTTCGCGTCGACGTTCATGCATGTGTCAAAAGGGATTCGGGCGGGTCAGTCGTTTGAGTTGACTGCGTGGCAGCGGCAACTGATTGAGTCGCTGTATGAACGCAGGGCTGATGGTCTGCTTCGGTATCGGCGAAGTTTGATTGGGTTGGGTCGTAAGAACGGGAAGTCGTTGCTGGGTTCGCTGATTGCGCTCTACGGTCTGATTGAGGGTGAGCATGGTGCTGAGGTGTATTCGGCTGCTGGTGATCGTCGCCAGGCGCGGGTGGTGTTCGATGAGGCGAAGTGGCAGGTGCAGCAGTCGCCTGCGTTGAGCGGAATCTGCAAGGTGTATCGGGATGCGATTGAGGTGCCTTCGACGCACAGCGTCTATCGGGTGCTGTCGAGCGATGCAAAGTTGCAGCAAGGCTTGAATCCGAGCACCGTCATCTTTGACGAGTTGCACGTTCAACCGAACTCAGAACTGTGGGATGCGTTGACGCTCGGTTCGGGTGCGAGGCGTGATCCGCAGATTGTGGCTATCACGACTGCTGGCTATGACCTCTCGAGCATCTGCGGAACTCTTTACGCCTACGGCCAGAAGGTCTGTCGCGGTGAGCTTGAGGATGAGCAGTTCGGTTTCTGGTGGTGGGAAGCACCGGAGGGCTGTGACCTGAATGATCGTGATGCGTGGTTGCAGGCGAATCCGAATCTTGCCGAGGGTCTGCTTGACATGGAGGACATGGAGATTGCGGTGCGTCAGACCAGCGAAGTCAGTGTGCGTCGGTATCGGTTCAATCAGTGGGTTCGCACTGCTGAGGATTCGTGGTTGCCGCAGGGTGCGTGGGAGTTGTGTCGTGAGCCTGAGTTGCAGCTTCAGCCTGGTGCGCCGACGTGGGTTGGTGTTGACATGGCGTTGAAGCGCGACACGACAGCGGTGGTTCTCGTGCAGCGTGTTGAGGATCGGCTGGTTGCGCGGGCGAAGATTTGGTTGCCCGAAGGTGGCGTGCTTGATGTGGCCGCGGTTGAGTCGTACCTGCGTGAGGTTGCGCAGCAGTACGACATCCAGGAGATTGCGTTCGACCCGGCGTTCTTCATGCGCACCGCCGAAGCATTGGCCGAGGATGGGTTTCCGATGGTGGAGTATCCGCAGTCGCCGCAACGCATGGTGCCTGCGTGCGGCAACCTCTACGAGTTGATCGTGAATCAGAAACTTGCGCACGACGGCAACCCAATCTTCTCCGACCAAGTCCTGTCTGCTGCGCAACGTGTCAAGGACAACGGTTGGACGTTGAGCAAAGGCAAGTCGAAACGCAAGATTGACGCAGTCATTGCGTTGGCGATGGCAACCGATCGGGCCACGACGACACCGGTCGAGGCTCCGACGCCTGGATTCTTCGTGGTGTGACTACGATTGTTCGTCTAACCTAGGAGGTCAGGATGGTCGTTGTCGTGCTAGAACTTCTCGGAATCTTGTCGCTGGTAGCGGCGGGCTTCCTCGTGTCACCGGCCCTCGGGGCGATGGTGTTCGGATTGGCGTGCATGGGTGCCGCGTTCGCCCTGTCTCGAAGCGTCAAAGGTGACGACAAGTGATCTTCGACCGCCTCGTACCGACACGCCAACAGAAGGACGAAGAGCGAGCAATCTCGTTCCAGTCGCTGTTCGCGCTCGGCGACGGATACACCTTCACGACGAACTCTGGCGTCTACGTCACGCAAGAGGATTCGCTGAAGATTGGGTCGGTGTATGCGTGCGTGCGTTTGATTGCTGACACGATTGCGTCGCTGCCTGTCGATTCGTACATCCGCCAGGAAGGTGTGCGTCTTCAGTATCGTCCGCGCCCAGCTTGGCTTGACGCACCGGACATCGGCGTCACCAAAGACGACCACTTCCAGCAGGTGCTCGTCTCGCTGCTGCTGAACGGCAACAGCTTCACTCGCATCATCCGCGACGAAGAAGGCGAAGTGCTCGCCCTCTCTGTGCTGAACCCGCAGCACACCGAAGTGCGTCGCGACGGTGCAGGCCGACTCTTCTACGTCTATGACGCTCGTGACCGCATCGAAGACGTGGACATGATTCACATCAAAGACCTGACTCTTCCCGGTGAACTTCGCGGCAAGTCACGCATCGACCTCGTCAAAGAAAACCTCGGCCTTTCCCGTGCACTCGAAGAGTTCGCCGCACGCTTCTTCGGACAAGGCTCATCGACCACTGGCATCATTCAGTTCCCAGGCAACCTCTCACGCGAACAAGCTAAGAACCTCGTCGACGCATTCGAGGACGGCCACAAAGGTTTGCGTCGTTCGCATCGCCCAGGCATCCTGTTCGGTGGCGCAACATTCCAGAAGACGGGTGTCGACCCGAACGAATCACAGTTCCTTGAATCACGCCAGTTTGCAGTCGAAGAGATTGCCCGCATCTTCCGTGTGCCGCCATCGATGATTGGTGTGACGACGCCAGGTGCGATGAGTTACGCATCCGTAGAGGCGAACCAACTTTCGTTCCTGCAGCATTCTTTAGTTCCTTATCTGTCAAAACTCGAGTCCGAATACAGCGTCTTACTAGCGGGCCGTGCGTTCATCCGTTTCACCACCGCAGGACTTCTGCGTGGCGACATCGCAGCACGCAACGCCTCCTACCAATCAGGACTCGCCAACGGTTACCTGTCGGTCAACGATGTTCGCCGCTACGAAGACATGTCGCCCATCGACGGCGGCGACGTCTATCGCGTACCGCTCACCAACATCGACATCACCGCAGCAAACCTCGCCGACTTGGACCGCAAGTCTGCAATCGCCCAGCGTCTCATCGCCTCAGGCTTCCAGCCAGCGTCCGTGCTCGCAGCTCTCGACATGCCAGAAATCGAACACACTGGCGTCCCAACCGCAGCACTCCAGCCGGTGTCAGCAATCAACCCGATCGCCCCAGCAACCGTCTACGACGCAGGCACACGAGAACTCAACCTCAACATGCCGGAACAAATCATTCATGTCGCACCGCCTTCGGTGCATGTCGACGCGCCGGTCGTCAACGTGCCAGAAACAGTCGTCAACGTCAACGTCCCAGAACAGCGCACCGTTGTGCGTCAAGTGGTGCGTGGCGAGGACGGACGCATCACTGAAATCGTGGAAAGGGTTGAAGGCTGATGGCAACAGGTATCTCTTCGTATTTGGCGAACGCATGGCTTGATGCGGTCGGCAACAACACTTCTTTCGCTGTGGCGACCGTGTATGTAAAACTGCACGTCGGTGACCCTGGCGCGAACGGCACATCAAACGCAGCGACCGAAACGACACGCAAAGCGGCGTCGTTCGCAGCCGCTTCGACGGGCTCGATCGCATCTGATGCCGCAATCACCTGGACGAACATCGCAGGCTCGCAAGACGCAACACACTTCAGCGCCTGGGACAACGAAACAGCAGGAAACTTCCTCTTCTCGGGAACCATCACCGCGAACGCCTACACCGCAGGCGACACGTTCACGATCTCCTCGGGTGCACTCACGGTCTCACTGACGCTCGCATCGTAAGCGGCCGTCATGGTCGCACGGTTCTACCTCGACCAATCTGAACTAGACGACGCCGACGTCGGACTCGACGGACCATCACCAGCGTTCGTCCTTGACACCTCAACGCTTGACGGCAACGGCGTCCTCGACGGCGTCAACTTCACGACACCCGCCACCGGCACCGCAAGCCTCGGCGGTTTGTCGGCATCGGCGACTGGCACCGTCACCCCGGTCGTCACCGCAACAGCGAACGCCCCGCTCGGCGAACTCTTTGCAGAGATTGCCGAGGTCAATGTCGAGGTGGTGGCGGATGCGCAAGCCGACCTCGGCGGTCTGGCTGCTTCGGCGACGGGTGTCGTGTCTGATACGGGTGAAGCTGAGGCGCTGCTCGGCGGGTTGACGGCTTCGGCTTCGGCTGGGGTGACGGTGGTCGGGTCTGGTGATGCTGCGTTGGGTGAAGTGATAGCAGCGGCGTCTGCTGTTATCACAACCGTCGCAGAGGCGTCTGCGGGGCTCGGAGAGGCGACTTCGGCGGCAACTGGTGTCATCACCGTGGTCGCCTCAGCAGAAGGCATCCTGGGCGGTCTGGTGGCATCTGCCGATGGTGCCGTGTCTGCGGATGCGGTTGGTGATGCTCCGTTGGGTGGGTTGGATGCGACAGCGACGGGAACGGTTACGCCACAGCCAACACCGCCTCAACAGTTTGTTGGTGGTCAGCCGTATCGGCAACGTAAGCCTCGACCGAAGAAGGTTGAGCCTGTCGTCGAGCTCGTGCCTGAGATTGTGGTTGCGAACCCGAAGACGGTGCTCGCGTATTGCACGCCGATCGTTGCGTCAGTGAATGCGCGTGCTGAAGGTTCTGTCACTTTCGTCGCCGAAGAAGACGACTTGCAAGTATTGTTGATGCTCTGAGAGGTTGAACATGGCTTTGTCAAGCGGAACAGTTTCGGTCGGTACTGCGGCAACGCAAATCAATGGCGCATCGGCCAACCCGATGGAGTTGCATCTTGCGAACAACGACAACTCGGATGCTTTGTATCTCGGCGGTCCTGGTGTCACAGTCAACAGTGGATTGGTATTGTCGAAACTTGAGCGCATCGTGTTCGAGTTGAACCCAGGCGAACGCATCTTCGCCGTGTCAAACAAATCTGGTCATGTGCTCAGTTACATCATCCAAACTTCCTGATGCCGTACTTCATCTCTGATTCCAATCCCGGCTGCTCAGGTTGGGCTGTCGAGAAAGAAGACGGAGAAGTCATC